AAGCTCACGACTGGTTCGAATGTGGTTGGATCCAACACAACACCACTGCTCATCAATGGGATGTATGGGCAGTAGAATGCAGGAGCGTCAGCTTCCGAACTTCCTTTGTAGCCGACCAACACAGGAGTGGTGTCGCTAGCATAGCTGTCGACGAACACACGCATAGCGCCGTTCAATGTACCAACAAACTTGGTGTTTGTAGGAGCTTCGAAGGTGCCTTCTGTGGTGCGAGCAAATGCGCTGGTGGTAGCACTTTGCAACACTGTCAAGCTAGCTGGGCTAACCACAGCATAGTTACCAGCGCCACGACGTGTACGTTGAGCGATCAAGTTAGCAACACGGTTGATCAACACGGCCAAAGCAGCGTGTTCGTCACCAACGAATGTAGCAGTACCAGAAACAGTAGCTTGGTTGTAAGTGAACTCTGTGGTGGCCAGACTACGCAGGCTCAACAGGATCTCTTGGTCAATTTCAGCTGTGATTTCTTGTGCCAGAGCTGCCATGATTTCGGCTTCTACGTCGATACCATGCATAGCTTGTGCATCTTGTGCAGCTTCAAAAGTCCAACGAGCTTGCAATTTGCGAGTCTTGGCTTCAACAGCTTGCTTCAAGATCTGCACAGAGATCTGACGACCACCACTACCTTCAAGAGTAGTTGTGTTGGCACCACCATAGATGGTTTGGCTTTGTCCAACCACGCCCGAGCTAACAGTGCTAGCTGAGGAGTAAGCTGTGGCAATCTTGAATGGGCTCAGTGCTTCTTCACCGGCTTGTGTGCTGGTTTGAGCTGCGCTGGTGTCATTCATGGTGTTGGCGTAACGCACACGCAGGGTGTGGATCTGACCAACTGGACCAGTCATGGGCTGCACACCTACCAACTCGTTGGCAATAACGGTGGGCATCACACGTCGAATCACTGGAAGAATCACACGGTTAAGTGTGGCAATGTTGCCGCTGCCAGTTGAACCACCGGATGCGTTTTCTTTCAGGTACTTGCGAGTGTTTTCGAGAATAACACTCATGCTGTTGCGCTTGCTGCCGTTTAGGCCTTCAAGCAGAGCTTCTTTGGTTTCGCCCCAACGGCTTTCTAATAGAGTTTCTGACATTTAAGTCTCCTTGTTTTGTTTAGAGCCCTGCCAGGCGCTTGAGATCAATCACATTACTGCGATCTTCGTCGAGGCTACGGGCAGATTTATCACCAGTTACTTCTGAAACGCTTTCAGCAATCACTTGACGCGATTTTGCTTGGCGATTTTCAGCTAGTACAGCTGGTAGATACTTTTCGAAAGCGTTTTTCAAACGGTTAGTTTGAACGCTTTCCAGCAAATTACGCATTACATCTTGTTTCTCTCTGTTGAGAGGAGCAAGCAATTCGTCCATTGTGCGTTGACGCTCATTGGATTCACGGATAATACGTACTTCACGTTCTTTGGACTCAGCAAGAATTTCAGCTTCTTGCTGAGCAGCAACTGCTTCTTCTAATTGACGTTGACCGTTAATTATGATGTTGTGCAGCTTGCGTACTTCGGCCTTCTCATTGAGATGAGTTGCACCGTATTCAGCAGCGTATGCTTCAAATATACGACGACCAAAACTGTTCTCACGAGCAATTTTGATATCTTCATGAAGCTGTGTCAGCTCTGTCTTGAGATGATTACTGATTGCCTGGCTCATTTTGTTGGCACTTTCTTTTACGAAACGTGCTTTCAAACTTTCGAGTTTGCCACGAGCTTCTGCAACCAAGCGCACCTTGGTTTCAACCAAGTCGCGTTTGTCTTGTGCAAATTCTGTGATTTCTCGAGCCAATGCATGTACCACGAAGTTTTCTAGTTTGGCTAGACCTTCGCCGTGCATTTTACGATCTCGACGTAGTTCGCTAATTTCTTCAGCCAGCTTGGTCACCATAAAGTTGTTGAACTTTGTGGCGCTTTCGCTCATTTTGGCTTGAAACTTAACGCGATCTTCAGCTAGTGCTTGTTTTTCAACTTGCACTGCCTGAATCTCTTCGGCAAGACCATCGGTAACCATACGATCAAGAGCTTCCACCATTACTGCTTTATCGTGTTCATAGCGTTGTGCAAATTCTTCACGTAATTCAGCACGAGCTAATTCGCGGGCTTCCACCAACTTAGATTCCCAGGCTTCATTTAACTCCTGGCTGATATCTTCGCTGATTAGTCCGCTTTCGAGCAATGGTTTAATTGCATCTAGCATGCGTTACTCCTTAATTTTGAGATCTCGAATAAGACGAGTAATTTCATCTTTCAAGTATCTCTCTACTTTGTTGCTCTGTCCAGATTCCCGGGCAATTTCCAAAACTTTATGACCGTACTTCATGTTGAGAAGACCTTCATAAATGGCTTTGGGGTATGCATTGGGTGCGCTGGGCTGAGCAACTACATCAACAGTGACTATTTCGAAGTCGCTGACATGTCCTGATCGGTCATCAACGTTGCCGCTACCACGACTGCTGACGCCTAATTTAACTCCTGAGTCCAACATGGTTTTGACCAGTTGCCCCATGGGAGTTGGTAATATTCTTAGTTTGCCGTAACCGCAAGGACCATCCATCCACATTTTGTCAATAACATGACTCACACGATCAAGGTTGATTTTAAGGTCATCTGGGTGATCAACTTCACCCATGACCGAATAACCACCCTTCAACTGTTCATTGATGGTGTCCACAGCTTTGGATATTTCGTTAACAGGATAAACACGTTCATTGGCATTTTTTACACCGCCTTGGATGCAAATGCCTTCCATGTACAGTGTTTTTCCGGTTCCGTCAGGAGCATCTTCGTGAAGCACACGAATTTTGGCTTGATTAAAGTTTAGATGTTCCTGTAAATATCGTTGCATTTCGGTGTCCTAATCACTGTCTAGGCAGTGGGCTCTTGGTGTTTACACCAGTAGCTTGTGCTAAATGCGGTTTGTTAGCAGGCTTGGGTTGCTGTGTGCCTTGTGCTGGCGAGTTGCCAACTTTGCCCACTAGATCCTTAGCAGTTGGGGCCGGACGACCTTGTGCAGTGTCACCGGTCATTTTGACTGGGCTGCTGGCCATTCCTCTAGCACCACTGTTGGCGGCAACTGTGCTCTTGGTGTTGGTACCACCTTGTTCTGCAGTAACTGGCTTTGGAGCAGCTTTGAGACTGACGTTTTCGTAAACCATGCCTTCAGTTTCCAGCTCGTCATCAACAACTTCTTCATCGCTCATGCCCATGTCAATGTCGTCGCCAGCAATGTCGTCACCGTCCATGCTGTCGCCGCCCATCATAGATTCAAATTCTGCCATGAGTTCGTCAAGTTTGTCTTCAAGATCAACCACGCGGTCTTCAAGTTCTTCTTCGCCGCCCATGTCGTCTCCGCCCATGTCGTCTCCGCCCATGTCGTCGCCGTCCATGTCTACTTCAACTTCTTCGTCGTCTTCCATGGCCACGCCTTGCTCTTCAGCTTCAACGTCGTCGATGAGATCATCAGATTTATCGCCACCCATGCCTTCGCTCATGTCAGTGTCAATTTCAGTAGGCTCCATGCCCATGTCATTGTCTTCTTCCATCATGCTCTCATAGATCGAACGACTCTTCTCTACAACGATTTGATGGAACAGCTCTTTGGCCTTGGCATCTTCGTCGTTAATGACGTATTCGATAAGTTTTTCGAATTTGGTATTGCTCATGTAAAACTCCTATAGTGTTGGGCAACTTGCTATTGCAAATATATAGATATATTTACAAAAAAACCAAAAACATTGCTGTTTTTGGTTGTTTTTTAACAAAAACTGTTGTTATTTACATCATGGGCTGAGACGGTGGCGCATATTGTTTTTTGATCAACTTTAGTTTTTCGTTGTATTCGTAAGACCGAGTGTCGTTCATGCGACGAAGCTTGTTCAACTGCTTGAGAGTCAGCTTGGTTTTTCTCAATTCTCCCACCGAAGGTTGAGTGTTGTCTTGAGACAAATCTTGATAAGCCTCGGGCGATCGTTGATATAGTTCGTTCAGTATCATGATTGTATTTATAATCCTGGCACAGATGGCGAGACCGGAGCAGCTGGTGTTCCAGGCTGTGCAGCACCAGGTGCTCCACCAGGCACAGCACCAAGTCCTTCACCGCCCTCTGGTCCAAGATTGCCCAGTTCCTCACCGGTAGAGATGTCGCTTTCAAGACCGGCTGGGGTAACACCAATACTACGCAGGTCTTGTCCCTGAGTGGTCTTGAGTTCAGCTTCGGCACTTTCCTCACGCCAGAGTTTTTCGTTCTCTACAATTTCTTCTTGTGTCAATCCCAAGAAGCGTTCCAACAAGAAACGTTTGCTCAAGTAAGGCAATTGCTCAAGACCCTGGAATGCAGTGATTCTGGTGTTGTCCAGTTCGCTCTGACGATAGCTGGCAAAGTTCTGTGGCGGATTGAACTTGATTTGAAACAATCCTGAATCAATGTTGAAACCGCGCCAGCGCATGAACATCTTGAATTCGTCGTCCAATTTTTGACAGATCAAGGCCTGCAAGCGTTCGCAATACTGATTGAATCTGTATTCTTGAATCAGGGCAGTGCCTACTCGACCATCGTTCATGGCTCGATCACTGTCGTCAGGACCTGTGGGCAAGTAGCTGCTGGGCACACGTAGACCTCGAGCCATCTTGTTGTTAAAGTACTTCAAGTCATCAATTTCGCCCAGATTCTGTCCGCCGGGCAAGGGTTCTACGCTGGAACCACGACCGTCGGCACCCACAGGGAAGAAGAAATCTTCGCCGGTGCTGAGTGGGTTGTAGCTAGAATCCATGATGTTTTGACCACCGCCGTTGTAGGTGGGAATCCTACGCTGGTGCATTTCGTTCTTGACACGTTCCACAAATGCCATGGCCATGTGTGTGGGCATGTTGCCCACGTCAATCTTGAATACTCTGCGCTCAGGAGCACGTTGCACACGATAGATCAGGATAGCGTCTTCTAGTAGTTCTTTTTGTTTGAACACCTTGAAAATCTGTTCCAACACGCTGCGGCCAAACGGCCAAAATGTATCTAGACCTTCGTTCAGGCTCAAGTGAACCACATGCTTGGCATCAAGACAAGTTTCATTCACAGCTCGTGTGAATCTACTTTGATTGTCAGATGACTGATTGGGCACAGTGTAGCTGGAGTTGGTGGCACCACCTACTGCAGGATTTGCCATGTAGTCTGTGGTGGTCTTTGCAGCCACAGTCATGTTTTGAAAGTTGGGGTTGATGTCGCGAATTATGTACTGTTCGGGACGTTTGCCCTCACTTTCGTTCACAATCACACGGCTTACCTTGCTCATGTCCACCCAGTACATTTCAAATGTTTCAGGATCACGCACAAACACTTGATCGCCATACTTGATGGTGTTGCGGAACAGTTTGAAAATTCTCTGATCCAGCTTGTTCAGCTTGACCCACTGCTGCAGTTGTTTTTTGATGATCTCAACTTCGTGATCAGTTGGCTCATCAAAGAATTTGACTTCAAAAGGTGTTTCGTTACGTTCGTTCAACTGAGTACTGAACTCAGCAATGATGTCCAAGCAAGCGTTGATTTCACTATCAGAATCCATGTTCTCGTACTGATTGTAGCGCTCAACACGATTGGGGTGTCCTGAATAAACTTCAGGTAATCGACTGGCATAGTTTCTGAAACTGAAATCAGTTTCGGCGCTGGATGCATTTCTGCCGTCGTTGCGACTGTAGCCCGGAAGGCCCTGGTCACGGCCGCCATTGATGGGACTCAATTGTCCCGAAAGATCTGCCACTTTAAAATATTTTCGCCAAGACATATTGTTTACTCTGTGATTTATTTATCGTTAGGCACGAGCCGCCTTGAGCATATTTCTGCTGATGGCATTGCCGTTTCTCATGACGTCGATCAGTTCGTCAAGTTTTTCAATCTGAGCAGACATCATGGTCATTTGTGATCTAAACGAGTCAGCCAAGCCGGGCATTTCCATGGGCAGGGTTCTTCCGCCGGCCAAGGGAATCACAGCTTCGGTTCCGTGCAGTGTGGCTTGATATCCTGATTCAGGTCCAGAAATCACACCGCCAAATTTGGCTGACCCCAGTGACTGTATAAATTCTTCTCTTGACAATCCGGCTTTGTTGTTGCCAACTCCTTGATACTGGCTCTGCCCCGAACCTGTGGGAAATGCAGCCCAGACTGCTGCAATTTTGTCGGCCATTTGATCCACTGACGCTTGTTTTGCCTGAAATTTAGACAGTGTTGGTTCCATCAATGCAATGGCCAATCTGTCCTGTGTTGCAGGACTAAATTGTTCGTTGGGGGTAGCAACACCGCGATTTATCAAATCAAGCAAGGTACTACGTATGATTTGATACTTGCCGGCGGCCGAGCCCGGAGCGCCACTGTTGATCAAATTGCGCTGATATTCCAGTACTTCACTGATGGTCATTGACGTTAGATTAGGCTCTACACGCCCGCCCACTAGCACATTGTAGTTGCCACCGCGACTTTCGTAACGACCAATTAGATCAAGAATTTTTTGTGTACTAGCCGGAGTATTAGTACCCACCGGACCGCTTGCAGTGGCACCCGCAGCATCTGGTGTTTCTTGAGAACCACCCATCATTCCCATAATGGATTCTGCTGCAGAGACTCCCATTTTTTGCAAGAAATTTGCCACCGGCATTGCAACACCAAGCCTAGGTGCACCGGATTGGGCCAAAGCTGTACTAACTGGACCTCCTGCTGCAGGCGGTTGTGGGGCAACCGGAACAGCTGGTTGTGGAGAACCCGGAACAGCTGGTTGTGGAGCAGCCGGTTGTGGAGCACCCGGAACAGCTGGTTGTGGAGCACCTGGAGCAGCCACAGCAGGTGTTTCACCTCTAAGCTCAGCTTCAAACTTTCTGGCAGAGTCTTGGATGGCTTGTTCACGCTGTTGTTGAGAGGTCAATACAGCAGATGATGCAGCAGATGGTGCAGTCGAAGTTGGGGGTGCAGTTGGAGTTGTTTTAGATCCTAGACCAATCTTGTTTAAAAAATTGGTAAGTCTTGTTATTGCTTCCCCAAAAGGTTTAAACACAAAGTCAGTTAACTCTTGGATTCCTAGCACAAACTCGTGAAGATATTCGACTGCCGCACTTAAACCTTTTACTGTTAAGCCTATTACTGGAGCAAAAATATCAGCTATCACCAACCCAATATTCTTGAGCTGGATTCCCATTTTTTCTAAATCTTTAGTGGCCTCAGTGACATTTTGTGTGAGTCGATCGTACTTGACTGCGTTTTGTGCGTTTGCTGCATCAATCAAGGCCTGATTGAAATTACCAAGCTCTAGAGACTGCAATGCATACAATTCACTAGATTTAATAAAAAATTTGTTTTGATCACCCAGCAGCAAGTTTGCGTTCTCGATTGTGGGTTCAAGAGCTTTTAGCCCTGGCTGCAATCGAGTAAATGCTTCACCAGCAGTGATTTCGCCGCGCCTGACACCTTGCACAATTTGCATAGCATCAGGTATAGACATTAATAGTTTAGCAGCTTCAGAACCTGGGCGCACAATGCCAGCGGATAGTTCTTGAACTGCTTTGCTTACTGATGGGCTAGCTTGCCCCAACACTTGCTGAAATCTCAATAATTGATCTGCTGCTGCTTTGCCATATTGTCTTTCGGTCTGTTTGACCACCACAGCAAACTGATTGTCCAGCATGGCTTGTTGACGCTGTTTGTCAAGGTCTTTACGATTTACACCAGTTACTCTTGCCAAGAGATCCAGTTCCATGGCATAAGACTTAGATCCTTCAATCAGCTGGCGTTCAGTAATTCCACGCTGTTGCCCCAGCAGTGTTTGTTGCTTAAGGAACCCTGCTGCAACATCTGCAATTTGATCAGTACTAAACCCCAGAGCTCGTAGATCTCTGCTGGTTTCACCAAATGCCAACTGACCCACTGCACTGCTGAATTTTTCTATACCAGCACCAGTAGTTGCTCCAAATCTTGCAAGAACCACTGAGTTTTCAGTCACTGCTCGTGTAAACTGTCTGAGTCCGATGCCAGACGCTATTACTTGATCTTTGAGACCGGTCATGCCGTCGGCTGCAGCAGCACCCGATTGTGCAATTTCAAGATAGCTTTTGTTCAGTTCATCAAGATTTTTTGTGGATGTTTTGACCGCAGAGGCCATTATGTCCAGTGCAACGTTCAGCGCTCGACTATTGCCAGTCAGTGATTTCATTGCACCAACACTGCCATCTACTGCAGTGTTTAGTGAGCCAAAAGAACTGTCGCCACTGGCCAGCTGCTTGCCAAATCCCACCATGGATTTGTAAACCTGGTCGCCGGCGGTTTTTAATCGAGTTCCAAACGTGTCAGCCGAACCGGCGCCGTCCTGCAAGGATCTGCGCAGTTCTTCCATTTCTCTTGATATATCAGTTTCGTTTGCCATGGGTGTTGTCTCGAATAAGTATTCGATATATTTATGGTGTAATCTATGCCCACTTTTGACAATCCCTTACGCAAACACTTTAGACAGCCCGCAATTTATGTGCCTTTGCCCAGCCAGGGTCAGTACTGGCCCAGCGGTGCTGTGGTCATGCCCTCCAACAACGAATTGGCTGTGCTGCCCATGACGGCCATTGACGAAATCACCAGCCGAACACCTGATGCCTTGTTTAACGGATCTGCCGTGACCGAAATCATCAAGAGCTGTATTCCGGCCATACGTGATCCCTGGGCCATACCCAACACTGATCTAAACACCCTGTTGGTGGCCATTAGAGTGGCCAGCTATGGACACCAAATGTCCATAAACTGTCAGTGCCCCAACTGTCAAGCAGCAAATGAATTCGAAATTGATCTTCGTCTAATGCTGGATGGTATCAGAGCCGGCGACTATCATGTGCCACTCAGCATAAACGATCTAGAAGTACGCATGCGACCCTTGAGCTATCAAGAAATCAACGAAGCCAGCAAGTTTCAGTTTGAAGATCAAAAGATGATACAAAATCTGGGGCAGGCTGAATTGACCGAAGAGCAACGTTCTGAAATTATCAATCGCACATTCAGAAAGATTGCCGAGTTCACTGTGCGCACAGTGGCACAGAGTGTGAGCTCAATCACATTTGATGGCCAAACAGTGACTGATCCTGATCATATCCTGGACTTTTTGACCAACTGTGACAAAGCTGTGTTTGATCAAATAAAAAATTATTCGCTGGAACTAAAAACATCCAGTGACTTTAGACCCCTGGAAGCACGATGCACCGAATGTGGGACTGAATTCAAACAAGAATTCAGTCTGGATGTATCAAATTTTTTCGAAGCCAACTCTTGACCTTGAACTCTGAAGAAATTTCGCAGTTGGTGGATCGAATGGAAAAAGAAGTCAAGAACATAAGACGCGAAATTCTAAAAATATGTTGGTACATGCGAGGCGGTCTCAACTATGAGGAAGCCATGAACCTGGGGTTTCAAGAACGTGATATCATCAGTGGCATCATTAATGAAAATCTTGAAACTACCAAAAAAACACAAATGCCATTCTTCTAAATCATGGACGCAGATCAAGCTCGCCAGGAAGTGATCAACTGGATTACAGGGTTTGTAGAAAAGCCCAATCCTTTGTTGATGGGCTGGGCACCTTGTCCATATGCTCGGGCTGCCCGGGTGCGCGGTGAAGTAGACATACGCATGGGAACCGTGCCTGCTCAAGACCTACAAACATTTGTGGCACAAGGCCTAGGCAACTATCAAGTGGTGGCCCTGGTATACGATGCTGAAATTTGGCCCTTGGACCAATTTCGTACCAATTGGCGTTCAGAGATTTTGACCCTGGCATCACAAGATCTCTATGTGCTAGAAGATCATCCTGCTGAACCTGAAGTTGTGCAGGGTGTGAACATGAATCAAGGTACCTATGCCTTGTTGTTTGTGCAATTGCGCAGCAAACTGGAACAAGCAGCACAACAACTGGCCAGTCAAGGATACTATCATGACTGGCCTCAAGACTATCTTGAAGGATTGTTTGAAGGCCGAGAGAATCCAACTGCATGAGCTACAATTACGCCAGGATACGTCTTGCCAGCACCGACTACGTGCCCACAGTGGACTGGCACATGATCACTGATCCAGATATCAGTCAGTTGAATCTGATATATCGCACCTATTGTCAATACAAGAAATTCAAGAGTGTGATGCCCATATTTGATTCTGAGTACACTGACCCCAACAATGACATCATTGGCTACACCGACAACGGGCAACTGGTGGCATTCAGTATCATCAGCAGATACAACACAAAAAATGCCAAATGTGCACAGTTTGCATGGACCTATCACAATCCCAAATTGAGATTAGGAATTGAAAGTCTCAAAACAGAATGTGCAATCTATCGAGATCGTGGATTTGAATTCCTGTATCTAGACCAAGCACACCTTTACAAACAACAGTTTCAAGGATTTGAAACACTAGGACCAATATAACATGGCAGATATCTACACAATATGGGCAGACAAAGAGGGCGACATCTCGGATCTAGACTGGGTCACAGGAATGAAGAATTTCTTTGATCACTTGGTGTCAGAAGACCGCATGATGACCTATAGAATTACTCGTTGCAAGATGGGATTCCGTAGTATTGCAGACCTTCCTGAATTCATGATACTAATGGAATTCCGTGATATGGCACAGATGGATAGTGCATTCCGACGAGTAGCACCACTAGAGGGCGAACTCGAAGACAAACATCGATCATTCAATCAGTTTGTTTCAGGCAACATACAACATGCCTTGTTTAGAGACTGGCCAGATCAGTTCTAAATGTCAAGATGTGCTACGCACATCTATTAACTTCGCTGTCGCTCGTTAATGTATTGTTTCAAGAGCGAAGCGATTAAATGCTTCATCCAGATCTTATGGTCACACTTTGCCCGCACAGGGCAAAGAACTTCATCCGAGTCGGGCAAGTCACTTAGCGTTACAGCATTGCAGAGGCGGTTGTCCTGTACCT